CCAACGCGCCGCCTGTCAAGCGGATTCACGCCAGCCGGGGCAAGGTGACGCGCGCCGAGCCGGTCTCGACGCTCTACGAGCAGCATAAGGTGCATCACGTCGGCACTTTTCAGAAGCTCGAAGATGAGCTGTGCTCCTGGCTGACGGGCATGGCCAGTCCGAACCGGCTGGATGCGCTGGTTTGGACAGTAACCGAGCTACTGGTAGGCTCGCTCAACGCCGATGAATGGCTACGGCGCTACGCCGCTGCCGGCGCGAAAGAGGACGTGCATGCCTAATCCGCCGCCTGGCGTCCAAGCCATCGATCTCAGCTACACGGTCGCGCGCCTCGCCGACCGCTTCCTCGGCACGAAGCTGCAATCCCGCGCCTTTGGGCCGGGCATCCCCCTAACCCCCACCGTGCCCACCATTGACCAATTGCAGCCGCGCCAGTTTCAGTACCCGGTCTCCTGGAATACGCAGCTGAGTCCCCGGCGCGAATACGGCGGCCTCACCCCCTTCGAGCAGCTGCGGAGTCTCGCGGCCATGTTCGACGTGGCGGCGCTCTGCATCGCCACGCGCATTGAGGAACTGCAAGGACTGCCCTTCCAGATCGTGGCACGCAACAAGAAGCAGCAGGCCGCCGAGCAAGGGACGTGCGACAGTCTTATGACCTGGTGGGACAAGCCCGATCGCGTGCAGGACTTTAGCGCCTGGCTGGGCATGCTGCTCTATGAGCTGTTCTCGATCGACGCCTTGACCCTCTTTCCCAAGATGGATCGCGGCGGCGGGCTCTGGGGGTTAGAAGTCATCGACGGCTCGAGCATCAAGCCGCTGCTCGACGCGCGCGGCCAAACGGCGGCGTACCAGCAGATCCTGTACGGCACGCCCTGGTCAAACTACGAGCGCAGCGCCCCGGACGCGGACGATGATGACTTTGCGTCGTTCTCCCCTGAAGAACTAATCTACCGCCCGCGCTGGACACGTTCGTTCACCCCCTACGGCTTCCCGCCCACCGAGTGGATCATCATCCGCGTCAACACCGCACTCCGCAAGCAGACCTTCGATCTGGGCCATTTCACCGACAGTAACATCCCGGCGGCCATCCTCTCCCCGCCCGATGGCCTGATGCAGCCTGAGCAGGTGGCCGCCTTCGAGCAGTGGTGGAATGCCAAGCTCCAGGGTGACGAGCTGGCCAGGCAGCGGATTGTGTTTCTGCCCTGGAAAGGCACGCTGACGCCGATGAATCAACTCAGTGAGGGCGGGCGCTACGAGTCGTCCCTCGATGAGTGGATGCTGAAAATTACGTGCGCCGCCTTTGGCGTGCCACCCTCGGAGATCGGCTTTACCGACGATGTGAACAAGGCCACGTCAAGCGGTCAGGAGAATATCACCTACCGCAGGGGACTGGGGCCGCTCACCACCTGGCTGAAGCGCACGGTGTTCGACCCGGCGATCCAGTCACCGCAATATCTGAATCAGCCCCAGCTCGAATGGCGCTGGGACTTTGGCGAGAGTGAGGATCGGAAAGTCGACGCCGAGACCGACAAGGTGTACTTCGACGCCGGCGCAGTCAGTAGTGACGAACTGCGGCGACTGCGCTACCCCGATCTCGACGGCCCGGCGCCGGGCGTGATGGCTGCGCCGCCAGCGTTCGGTGCTCCATCACCACCGGATGTGGCGAGCGCGGCCGAGCCAGTGCCACCGGAGGATGTATGAACGTACCCGACGATGCGCTGCTACAAGCGCTCGATCGCGCGGTGGTCAAGAAAGCTCAGGAGCGCCAGCCCGCCCAGGGCGAGCAGGTGATCACGGGGAAATATGGCACGCAGGATTACGCGGCGGTGCGCGCGTGCCAGCGGAAGAATCTCAAGCTCATGTTCCAGGGCGTGCTCTACCGCGTGATCTGGGTGCAGATCGCGGATGGGCGCTTTCGCGCGGGGGTGAGAAAATGTCGTTCTCAATAACTATTCCGAATATCGAACCGCTGCTTGACGCCCTGGCGCGCTACCCCGCGCTTGCCGAGCCGATCATCCACCGCGCGACCGACCAGGCGCTGATGGGGCTCATCCCTGATCTGGCGCACTATCCGCCTGAGCTGCCCGGCCAGAAATACATCAGGACAAACGATCTGGGCGAGGAATGGAAGGATGCGCAGCCGCAGTGGGCGGCGATCCCCAGCGGCTTTGAGGGCAGTATCGATAATCCTACTCCCTACGGGCCGGACGTGCAGGGCCATCTGACCCAGGCGAAAATCCACCACAACCGCTGGCAAACCGATCAGCAGATCGTTGATAAGCACAATCTCGAAACCGAGGCGATCTACGATAGGGCGTTACAGGACATTGCGGATGCGATCGACGCGCACACACAAGGAGCATGAGGATGATCACCGAGCAGGCGGCGAGTAATGACCAGCCGAGCGGCGCGTTTGGTGCGAGCCTGAATGAGCCGCTGCATTGGGCCGTGCATTGGAAGGCGGCCTACTACACAGGCGATTGGACAGCAGAACAGATCGATGCTGGCCTGGCAGGGGAAGCTGCGGACGTGCGTGAGGCGGATGGGAATCTCCTGGTCAACAGCGGGATCGCACTCATGCTCGATCTGCTGATCGGCGCGGGCGGGACGGTCTACAGTAACGCCAACGCCTATCTGGGCATCGGTGATAGCACGACGGCGGCGGCGGCTGGGCAGACCGATTTGCAGGCGGCCACGAACAAGGTGCGCCACGCGATGGACGCGACCTTCCCGAGCCGCTCAGGGCAGACGCTCACCTTTCGATCCACATTCTTGACGAGCGAGGGGAATTTCTCTATTCAGGAGCAGGGCACGTTCAACGCCTCGACGGCCGGCACGATGCTCAATAGGAAAGTCACTGACCTTGGAACCAAAACCAGCGCCAGCACCTTGCAACTCACCATGACAGTGACGATTAGCTAGGAACTGACATGGCCGTTGCCTTTCGCAGCAAAGATCAGGGCGGCGGCGCGGCTGGAACATCCACCGTCGCCAGCGCCCCGGCTGGCCTCGCGAATGACGACATCCTGATCTATTGGGTCTACAAGGAGAACACGGCGGCGATCACATGGCCGAGTGGGTTTAGCGAGGTCGGATCCATCGCCGCGTCCAATAGTTCGTTTAAGCTCTACGTCGCATGGAAACGCGCGGCATCGGAGAGTGGCACGTACACGGCGAGCTGGACTGGCAGTGCATGGCGCAACTACGGGCTCGAAGCCTACTCAGGATGCGTGACATCCGGCAGTCCGATGGACGCGACGCCGACGACGCAGGCGAACGGCAGCAGCAGCAGTGACACCTGCCCGTCAATCACCACGGCGACGGCGAACGCCATGCTGGCGTGCGGCGCGGCGAATTTTGACGGGTCGTTTGCGACGGGCTACCCCAGCGGGATGAATGGCCGCATCACACAGGACGGCGATCTTGGGATTGCCGATCTGATCATCGCATCGCCGGGCGCGACGGGCACGAAGGTCTTTAGCCTTTCGGTGGCAAGTCAGAACGTCGGCATTAGCCTGGCGCTGACACCGGCGGGCAGCTTCAATCCCACGCAGACCGTTACCGATACGGGCGCGGGGGCTGATAGCGCAAGTCCGCAGACCCAGACGACGATCGCGGAGAGTGGCAGCGGGAGTGACGCGGCAGTCGCACAGACCCAAGCGGCCATCGCAGACACCGGATCGGGCGCGGATGCCATCAGTAGTGCGGTCAGGCTTGCGACGATTGCCGAGAGTGGGAGTGGCGTCGATACGCCAGGTGGCGCGCTTGCGAGCAGTCAGGCCGATACGGGCGCGGGCGCGGATGCGAGTACTGGACAGATTCAGGCGCTCATTGGCGATAGTGGCGCGGGCAGCGACACACCCGCCGTCGCCTATCAGTTCAGCATCGCCGACAGTGGATCGGGCGCGGACGCAGAAAGCAGTCAGGCCCAGGCGAGTATCAGCGAGACCGGCAGCGGAGCCGACGCGGCCAGCGCCGACGGGCAGGACACGGCATCGGTTGGCGACAGCGGCGGTGGCGCGGATGCGAGCAGTGGCGGCTACGCAGCAACACTCACAGAGAGCGCCACAGGGGCTGATAGCCCAGCTGGCGTGTTGGCAGCCAGTCTCAGCGACAGCGGGAGTGGCGCGGATGCGCTGACGAGCCAGGCGCAAGCGAGTGGCGCAGAGGCAGGAAGCGGCGCCGATCTGACGAGCGGCCTCATTCAGATCACGGTGGCCGATCTGGCGAGCGGAGCCGACGCCGCCTACACTGGCAGTAGTATCGGGCCGGGGCATGTACAAGCGGCCAGGTCGCGCGCGCGCACGCTCGCGCCTGCTCGGCAGCGGCTCTGGGGAGTCCCGACGCGGCAACGCACCTATGCGGAGAGCACGCCATGATCAGGGTCAGCGATAGCGAGGGAAAAGACCCAAGCGACACCGATGATTTTAGTATCGATTGGGTCAACTTCCTCGCGAGTGGCGAGACGATAAGTGGCCAAACCGCCGCATCATCGGACGTGACGGTGCTGGACACCTCGTCAAGTGGTACGAGATCGACGGCGCGTCTTTCCGGCGGCACGCTGGGCGCGGACGCCAGTATCCGCTACGGCATCACCACCAGTTTGGGGCGCGCGCTCTATCAGACGCTCATTCTGCCCATCAGGACACAGTAGCTATGCGCCTCTCACTCAACACGCTTTTACTTCTGCGGCAGGCCGCGCTCGCGCTCGTGGCCGCGATCGAGGCCGCTGCGCTTGAAGGCTACGGCTGGACGCCGCGTGGTCGTAGTAGGCGAGAGATTGACAAATCGGCTATACTAGACGCATGACAGACGAGCAGCTACAACGATTCCAGGAAGTATTTGACGCAGTACGCGCGGCGTGGGATGCCATTGTTCAGATCGCGCGCGAAACTGTCCAGGGAATCATCCGCTGGTGGCGGTCGCCCCCGCGCAGTTTCTGGCGCGCGATAGTGCCGCATCCGCCGACGATCATGCGGCGTAAGATCCGGCGCTACGCGCGGATGAACCAATGACCGACGAATCACAACAGTTCTGGCAGGAAATACTCACGCCATTACTCCATGCATTTGCCGATCACACATCGGCAGATCAGCTTGCAAAGCTGCGCGACGAGGCACGGCGCGATCCTGAAGCGCCACCAGCGGTGCTTGCGGTTATCGACACACTCTATCAGTTACGCGCTGAGGTAGATCACATCTAGTCGTCTCGCACATATCGCCACTCTATTCGATCGAATAGCACGGCGCTTCGTCCCTTGGGGGATGGAGCGCCGTTTTTGTTGTCTATGCAGCTCTATCTCGACATTCAGAAAGCTGAACAGCGCATCGCCAGCGGCATCGCCTCCACCGACACGATGGATGGGCAGCCCGGCGTTATGGACGGCACGCCCTACATCGGCGACGTGATCGATCCGGCTGCCATCAAAGGCGCGCTGGCCGACTATCTCGAATACGCCAATGTGCGCGAGATGCACGCGAATAGCGCCGTTGGCACCGCGATCAAGGCCGAGCTGAGAGACAACCAGCTCTGGCTGTCGGTCAAGGTTGTGGACGACGGCGCATGGCAAAAGGTCAAGGCCGGCGTCTACAAGGGCTTCTCGATCGGCGGACGCATCGTCAAGGCGGTACTCGAAAAGCTGCCCGATGGCCGCTACATTCGGCGCATTCTGGAATTGGTCTTAACCGAAATCTCACTCGTTGACCGGCCGGCGAACCCGGACGCGCGCATACTCCTGTTCAAAATGGAGGCACCGATGGCAGATGAACCTCTCGACACCCCCACCGCGCCGCCGGCATTGGACGCCGACACGATCGCGGCTATCAAGAAGCTGGCCGGCACACAGCAGCCGCCGCTCGCCAAAGCTGCGGCCGATCCCGCCAAGATTGTCGCTAGTATCCAGGCGGCGCGCAACGAGCTGGAATTAGCCGGCGACATGGAAGGCGCGGCGCTCTACACGCAAGCGATCGCGCTCGTGCAGCAGGCCGCTGGCGAGGCGGAGGGCACGCCCCAGGAAGAAGCCAGCGAGTCGCCGGCTGAAGCCCAGGCCGAAGGCGACGTGCCGCCGGTCATGCAGTCGGCCAGGCCCGGCAATCTCAAGAAGGCCGGCCGGCCAGTTTCTGGCGCACGCATGGCGGCCTTAGAGCAGACCGTGAAAACGCTTTTGCAAATGATGGCCGGTGCCGGATCGGTCAAAGCGCAAAAGGCGATTACCGCGATGGCCGATGGCGACGAGATGAGCATGGCCCAGGCCATCGGCGCAGAGTTCACCAAAGCGGTCAACCCGCTGGCCGGCGCGGTGCTGAATCTGAACGACCGCCTCCAGAAGATCGAGGCGCAGCCCATGCCCGGCGGCCCCGTCATTCGTCAGACGACTCCCAAGCAGATTGCCGGCCAGAAAGAGGCCGCCGACACCAAGCCGGCCATGAGCGTGCTGGTGCGCGAGCAGCTGAACGATCTACAGCGCAAGGCACGCACGGCCACCAACACCCATATGGCGAAACTCTACGACGATCAGTTCGCGCTGATCAAGGCGCAGTACAGCGAGTAACGACCGCTCGAAAGGAGCACATGGTATGACCATCATCGACCAGAGCGGCCGTGACGTGACCGCTGAGACCATCCTGGGAATCAACAAGATCGTGTCAGGCACCGGGATCGGCGCGAGTGGGAACGCCGACGATCTGGCGAAAGCGACCGGCACGATCACGGTGGCGCAGAACCTGGTTGCCTATGACCTGGAAGCGCCGGCCAAGAACCTCTACCCGGTGCTGACCCCGATCCGTAACTCCATCCCGCGTGTGACCAGAGGTTCAGGCGCGGGCACGGCCGCCAACTGGGTGCAAGTAGACGCGATCGCGGGTAACAGCGTGGCTGGTGTGCTGCCGTGGGTGCCGGAGGGTCAGCGGGCCGGGCGCATGTCGATCACGACCTCGCAGAAGTCCGCCAGTTACAAAACCATCGGCCTGGAGTCGGACGTGACGTTCGAGGCGCAGTCGGCCGGCATGGGCTTTGAGGATGTCATGAGCACAGCCGGCGCGCGGCTGCTCAACCAGACGATGATCATGGAGGAGCACGCGATCCTGGGTGGTAATCTGAGCGTTGCGCTCGGCACGCCCGCCACCCCCACCACCGCGACGGCCACCACCGGCGGCACGATCGCGGCGGCCACCTATGTGTGCTATGTGTTCGCGCTGACCTACATGGGCTATCAGCTAGCGACGGTGGCCGGCGGCGTGAAGCGGCTGCTGACCGTTACCGGCATGGACGGCCTGACCTACACGGTGAATGGCGGCTCGTCTATCAGCAGCGCCAGCGCCAGCCAGGCCACGAGTGGCGCGACATCCACGCTATCACTCAGTACGACCGCAATCAAGGGCGCGGTGGCGTATGCGTGGTATGTCGGCGTTTCGGGCAGTGAGAAGCTGGAAGCCATCACGACGATCAATAGCGTGAAACTGACCAGTCTGCTTGGCACCGGCGCGACCTACGCCAGCGCCAGCAGTCCATCGACCGACTACAGTTTGAACGCCACCGGGTTTGACGGCCTGCTCTACGCGGCGTGGAATAGTTCGACGGCGTACTATGTGGCGCTTGCTACCGGCACCGCCGGCACCGGCACGGTGCTGACCGCCAGCGGACGTGGCACCGTCACCGAAATCGACACCGCGCTAAAGTCCTTCTGGGACAACTACCGCGTCAGCCCAGAGGTGATCTATGTCAGCGGGCAGCAGCTGACCGACATTTTCAACAAGTGTTTCGTCAGCGGCAGCAACCCGATGGTGCGCTTCAATATCGACGCGGGATCGAATAATGTGTCGTTTACCGCCGGCGCGGTGGTCGGGTTCTATATGAACCCCTACAGCTTGGACGGCGGCAACGTCATCCCAATCAAGCTACATCCGACGATACCTGCCGGCACGATCTTGTTCTGGTGCAACAATCTGCCGGCGTTCTACCAGAGTGCGAATGTGCCCCAGGTCGCGCAAGTGCAGTGCCGCAGGGATTACTACCAGATCCCCTGGCCGATTGTGACCCGCGCCAACGTCACCGGGGTGTACAGCGAAGAAGTGCTGAAGGTGTACGCGCCGTTCGCGCTGGGCACAATTTCTAATATCGCGCCGGGCTAATCGCAACCGTGTAACGCGATCACAGAGGAAGGATTCTACTGATGAGCGAACGATCAAAACCACTGTCCCCAAACCCGCCCGCGCACACGGTCGAGACCCAGAACGCCGTACCGCCCGCGCCACAGGATGCGCCCCATCCGCCTGCTGCTGAGGCACCCGTCCCCGCGCGCTCGCTGGAGGAAAAGCTAGGGATCGAGCCGGGGAAAAAGACCGAAGCGCCTGAGCCGAAAGCGCCAAAGGACGTTCCTGGCGTCAAGACCATCATGGCCGAGGACATTCCCAACGCCGCGCCGCGCATTCGGGTATGGGAGGACGGCCACAGCGCCGAGGCGGCGATCGTCAAGAACAACGAGGATGACACCTTCGATCTGTCGGCCGACATCTGGAACACCGGCCAGCCGATCACGCTTGTAGGGGTCAAGCGGCGCAGTGGACTGGGCAACGGATGGGAGCTGATCGATGAGAACGCCGAAGCGAAAGCCAAAGCAACCATGCCGCACGATGAGCGCGAAGGCGCAGCGCCGGCCAAGGTGTCGATTGCGCTAATAACGCTGCGTAGCCCGGTCGCGTTCAATGGCGTGCTGGAGATCGGGCATGCCAGGTATCAAGTCACCGGCGGAGTCGTCGAGGTCGCGCCGTGGGACGCCGACGCCGCACGCGCGGCCGGCTACGAGGGGTAGACGAGCATGAGCGATAAGCCAAAAGACGAGGGAAAGGCCAAGCAGACCGAGCCAATAGTCACGATGCAGCACGAGACCTACCACTATGTGCATCGCATGGCGATTGGTGACGAGTGGTTCGATGTGGCGCTAGATGGCACCGCGTCGTTTCCGCTACGCCTGGTGGAAGCGGCGGAGACAGCCGGCTTTCGGCGGGTGACGTAGGCTCGTGACATCCTTCGACTACACCACGCCGACGAATGTCTTTAACTGGGGATCGTCGGCGGGGACAGCTACCGATCCCGTCAACGAAGCGACCGAAATGGCACGCATTGTTACGGGCATGAGCCGTGCGATCGACACATACTGTAATCAGGCATTTAGCCTTGCGACGTACAGCCTGGCTGTGCTGCCATCTCTCATTGACGCCGATGGTATTTTGACCTGCTACCCAGCAGTGCCAACGATGAGCGCGCCGACCGCTGCCGACTGGCGACTCGGTAGGCAGAGCAACTGGGCCGCGCTTACACCGAGCAACCTGGACATCGAAGAACATAGCTTTGGCTGCGTGCTGCGCAATCTGAACGTGAGCTATCTGGGCTACCGGGGCGCGCGGGCGCAGATGCGACTCAGTTACACGGGCGGATGGGCGAACCTTGCGGCCGTGCCTGATGATTTCGAGCTGGCGATGGACGCGCTCTGCTGGTGGGCCTATCAGAAGCGGTCAGCCCCCAGTGACCAGACGGCGATCCCTGATCTTGGCGTGCTGATCATTCCGGGCAACTGGCCACCGCATATCAAGGGACTGTTCCGCAGCTATGTGCGACAGGTGGTGATGTGACCGTCGCCAACACACTAACCGCGCTGCGCACGCAGCTCATGACCATCACATCGCCGCAGACGCCGAAAAAGGTCTACGCCGATCCGAAGGAAGCGACCAGCTTAGGCGAGTTCCCCAGCATCGTGCTCTCACTCGCGCCGGGCCTGTCGCACTCCTGGGGGACGGAAGCAGCCGGCGGGGGATCGGGGTTAGCCGAGCACGATTACACGGTGGCGATCTGGGTCTTTCTGGGCGCACGCGCGACACCGCTGCCGGAGCTGCACAGTCGCACGATCCCCTGGAGTGAGGCGGTCTTTCGCGCGCTGGTGGCGAACATCACGTTGTCGGGCGCGGTGATTCAGCTTGGACGCGGCGACAGTCCTGAGTTCTTTACTTATCAGATCGGCCCCTTAGAATGGGCCGGTCAAGACTTTTGGGGGGTCAAGGTGCTGCTGCCAGTGATCGAAAAGCCAGTAGTGGCGATGAACTGATGCACTTCATTCGCGCCATTCTCTGCTGGATTCGCCACGCCGGACACGCCTACGGTGAGTGGGAATACGGCATGGGGCCAAACGGTTATCACATCGGGTATCGGGTCTGTCGGCGCTGTGAGTGGGTACAGATGCCAGAGAGGGTGAGCGAAGGATGAGCGACAAATCGAAAGCGGAAACGCAACCAAAGACTGACGAAACGCCCGCACTTAAGCCGGCGCTTGTCTACGTCGGCAATGGCGCGGCGCTGCCCGATGTGCCCGCGCGCGATCTGATGGTCGATGAAATGGACGATCTCGCCAGCACGGTGGGGCCGCAGATCACAGGCAACAAGGGCCGCGCGAGTCTGATCAAGGCGCTCATTGAAAGCGGCCTGTACCAGGAGTAATACGCTATGGCTGCCGGCATTAAACGACTCCAGCGAATCCAGTTTGGCAAGGAAAGTGTCGCTGGCACGGCCGTGGCCGCCACCACGCGCTGGCGCGGCGCGGGCACGATGCTGGACGACCAGCGCAAGATCGAAGAGATCGAGGAGCTGATGGGCATTATCGACGGCGCGGACAGAACCGCCGTCGTGCAACTGCTCGGCATGATCACGCTGGCCGATACGCCGCTGACCAGCGATCAGCTCCAATACCTATTGGTCATGGGCGCGGGCGGGCCAACCACCGGATCGGCGGACGGGGCCGGCAGTGACAAAATCTATGTGACGAACTTCCCCACCACCGCGAAGCCCACCACCACGCCCTACACGATCCAGGCGGGCGATGACTTTGAGGTTGAACAGATGGAGTACACCGTCTGCACAAAGATCACCCTCAAAGGCGCGATGGGCCAAACCTGTAAAATGGGCGGCACGCTCTTGGGACGGCAAGTCGCACGACTGGGCGGCGGGTTTGCCGCGGCGACGATCCCCGCGATTGGCGAGTTCCCGACGCAATCAGGCAAGCTCTACATGGACGCGATCGGCGGCACGTATGGCGCGACACAGGTATCGACGACCCTCATCGCCTGGCAGGTCGATATTGAGTTCCATTGGCAGCCGGTCTTTACAATGGACGGCAACCTGTACTTTGCCTATCCATCCTACACCGGACAGAAGATCAGCGGACAGATCACCTATCTGAACGATACGCCGGCCGATGGCAACACTGGCGCGCTCGTGGACTTTCGTGCGCAGACGCCGAAGCTCATGCGGATCGATTTGACCGGCGGCGCCGTCACCACGCCCGGTACGACCTACAGCACGCGCAAGTGCCTGATCGATCTGCCTGTGAAGTTGCTCAATCCAGGGCCACTCGGCGACGACAACGGGAATGATATTCGGGTATTCAAATTCAGGTCGCGCTACAACACCACCGCGGCGAACGCAGGCAAGATCACGAACGTGCTGGACATTACGCCGCTGCCTTAATCGTTCGTAACAATCGGCGGGTGATTCACTTCGGTATGGGTCAGTGAATACATGATGTCGTGGTGGAGTGCAGCAACAAGCACAGGATCGGACACATGGCGTTCAATGATCGCAAGGATAGTCAGACTATAGCGCGCTTCAAGATTACGGGCATTGTGCTCATACGCTTGTCGAGCTGCCCGTTCTCTGATTGTCTCGAATGCCGGAATCTCGGTTAGGTCTGATAGCTGTACCTTGATATGCATTGCTTCCTCCTTTTTGAAAGTGAGTATACCATATGGCCGATGAAGTACTGCTGATCGACGTGCCCGACGAGTCGATCTTGGCCTCCAAAAAACTGACGGTGCGCCCGATAGGCAAAATGAAGCTCAAGCACCTGCGCGCCTTCCAGCGGGTCAAGAACGCCGGTAGGGATGCGGATATGGATGATATGGCGCTGGCCTTAGCTGGTGCGCTGGATGGATGGTCGGAAGCTGAGGTCAACGAATTGACCCTGGATGAGATGCTGCTGGTGATCGAGCAGATGGACAGACGCGAGCAGGCCGCAATCCCAAACGGGAAAAGCTCCAGCTCGCTGCCGCCTTCGGGTCGAACGACGCGCGGGCGGCGCCGGACTGGAGCGTGACCATCCTCCTCGCAAAGCGCTGGCGCTGCCGCCCCTCTGAAGCGGACGAAGAGCCGGCGCTCTGGGTGCTGCGCCAGCAGCTGTTTGACTCCTACGAGTCCTACTATACGCGCCTGAACAGCCTCGATTTTGAGGACGACGACTAATGGCGACCCTCGCAATTATCTTCAAAGGCCAGGACGAGATTGGCGCGGCGTCCAAGCAAGTCGCCAGCGACATCAAGGACGTGGGCGAGAGCGCCGACAAGGCCAGTCCGAAAGGCAGCGGCTTTTTTTCGGGCATGCTCCAGGCTGCCTCTGGCTTCCTGCTCGCCAACGTCGTCGGCGCAATTGGCAGCCAGTTGGGCGATCTGGCATCGAGCGCGATGGAAGACGCGCGCGGCACGCAGCAGCTCATGGCGCAGACGGAGACGATCATCAAGAACACCGGCGGCGCGGCGGGGATGAGCGCGCAGCAGGTGGCCGATCTGGCGGCCAGTCTTAGTGACGCGGCGGGGCAATCTTTATTCGGCGATGATCAGATCCAGGGTGCCGAGAATGTCCTGCTCAAATACAAAGAGCTCAAAGGCATCATCCCCGGCGTGACGACGCTGGCCGTCGATATGGCGCAGAGCCTGGGCAAAGACCCGGCCGCTGCGGCTGAGTTCTTGGGTCGGGCGCTGCAAAAACCGTTCGACGCGGCGGCGAAACTCGCCAAAGAAGGGATCGTGCTGAACGATTCCCAGAAGGCAACCTTAGACGCGTTCAAGAAGACCGGCGACACTGCCGGCGCGCAGGCGTTTCTGATCGAGCAGCTGAACTCAACCTACAAGGGCAGCGCGGCAGCGGCGGCGGGCGCTGCCGGCGGCACGGTGCAGTTCAAGGCGCGGATGGGTGAGGCAGCGGAAACGGTCGCGACGGCCTTTCTCCCAATCCTTGACCAGGCCGGGAAGCTGCTGAACGACTATCTCGCGCCGGCCATCGAGACGGTAGCCACCTGGCTGGGTAATAATCTTCCCGGCGCAGTCGCGACCGCGAGCGACTTCTTTAGTAGCACCCTCATGCCGGCCATCAGCACGATTAGCGGCTTTCTCGCAGGCCGGCTCATCCCTATCGTTTCCGATCTGAATGCCTGGCTCTCACAGACGCTGCCGCCAGCAATTCAGCAACTCAGTGACTACTGGACACAGACACTTCAGCCGGCCTTGCAGATGGTCTGGGCCTTTATCGATGAGAATGTGATCCCGATCATCGATACCCTGGTGGGGGTCGCATTCGCCATTCTCAAGGAAGACATCAAGATTCTTGCGGCGCTGTGGGTCAACGTCCTCTGGCCGGCGCTGCAAAAGGTCTGGGCGTTTCTTGATGCCTTTGTCATCCCGATCCTGGCCAGGCTCATCGTCTGGCTGAAAGACAATTTGCCGCCGGCGATCCGCTTCCTGGCCGATCTGTGGAATAATGTGCTGCTGCCGGCCTTGTCTGCCGTCTGGTCATTCATCAGCACGAAGGTGCTGCCGATCCTCAACGCCATCGGCGAGGTGATTAACGCGGTGCTGGTGGTGGCCTTCAAGCTGATTGCTGGGTTTATCACCACGACACTTGTTCCCGCGTTCGTGAAGCTGTGGGACTATATCGATAAGAACGTGCTGCCGATCTTACGCAAGATCGGCGATGTGATCTCCACGATTGCCGGGCCGGCCATCAGCGCGCTCGGTACCCTGATCAAGCCGGTCGTCGGCTTCTTTAGCGACCTGATGGATAACGTGCAGGGCGTGGTGCAGTGGCTTGAGGAGCTGGCCGCGAAAATCAAGAGCATCCACATCCCCAGCTGGGCTGGCGGGGATGGGGGCGGGGGTGGTGGTGGCGAGAGCGCGCCGCCGCCAACCGGGCAGTCGCTGACGCGCACGACGACGAGTGGCTTTCGCACAGCCACACCCGGCGCGCTTGGCAGCAGCGGCGTGCAGCGGGTGGTGATCTCGTTTGACGATGCTGGGTCGGAACTACTGCGCAAACTCATTCGCGTGGAGATCAATGGCGTGCTGGCGTCAAGCGGCGCACGCACGCTTTCGCGCATTCGCCTGGGAGGATAGATGGCCGTTCAAACCTATCCGTATCTTGAGATGACGGACGGCACGGACAGCGTGGTCTTTGCCGCCGGTACGAATACCGTCACGAACTACCCGCCCGTGCGCGGCCAGTGGGGGCCGAATATCGCCGGCGTGCGCCAAAGCCAGCTCGGTGGGCGCGGGCCGTATGCGGATGTGCAGGAGGATCTGAGTTGCAATATCCGCGACACGACGGCGGCGCTGTGTTGGTCACGCCTGGACACGCTCGCGCGCCTGCTGGATAAGGCCGAGCGCTGGTGGCTCAGGAATGAAAATATCAGCCCAGTGTTGCTCAAATACGCTGCTCAGGGATCGACCATCCATAGTAACGCCACACCAATGCAGGCGATTGTGCTGGGCCGCGCCGGTGAGGATGAATTGAACGGCGTCGATCTGCCCAGCAATGTCAACGACGCCGGCATGCTGTTTGAGATTTACGGAGTCAAGGTCAAGTGCCTCAGGCGCGGCGCGTGGACGGGTGTGAGTGATGCGAGCGCAACGAGCGGCAGCGCGGCGAGCGCGACCGTGTTCACGCGCACGTTCACGACGCACCCGATCAACAGCCCCATCGACGTGGTGATCGGCGGCTTTACCCCCGCGACGACGCCGACGATTCAGCCAGGTCTTTTGATGGTCGGTAGCGCCTTTAACGATATCTCTATTGTTGAGGCTGAGGCCATCGGCGCGGTTGCGCCGTACACGACGGTCGCCGACGCCGCCAACCTTGCGCGCGGCGGGTCGGTGCTGCGTTACACTCCGACTGGCACGGCAGCGGTGATCACATCGGGATCGGCGTCGCTTGTCGCGACACTCAACGGCCAGATCGCCGTCTATGCAGCAGTGCGCAATAACAGCGCAACAACAGCGTTTCAGGTTGCGGCCGTGCTGGTGGGCTTTGGCAATACGGTGACGACACCGCCTGTGCTGATCGACACCTCAACGGTCAACCCGCGCCTGGTGTTGCTCGGTACGACGAATGCGATCAGTGCGGCCTCGATCAGTTTGCAAGTGCAGGCGAGTGCGGCCAGTGGCACACTGGATATTGACTATCTGATCGTCGTCAATCTGCGCAATGAGACCGTCGCCGTGATCGCGCATGACGCAATGCCCACAACCGGATTTCCGGCGGCGACGTGTACGATTCAGGCACTCTTCAACCCTGTGACCGATCAGTACCCGTCACTCCGGCTGGTGTCGAGCGGCGGCCCGATCTTCTATGCCGCCTATCGCGGCGCACTGCCGCTACTCACCACGGGTGACACGCTCTATTGCCTTTGGACAGCGACCAACAGCAACTACTGGCGCTTCACCAATGTGAGCAATGCTATCGTCAACGTAACTCTCCAGGCCACGCGCTACCGTAGCTATCTGAGCCCACAATGATTCAATTCGCCATCTATACAGCATACGGCGGCAGTCTCATCGCCGACTACAGCACGCGCGTGCAGGGTCTGTCGGTCGCGACGAATGATCGCGGCTATGCCGAGTGCAGTGGCTTTGTGCCGATGGGTCTGGCCGAGGCGTTTTTGCTCTACGACCGACCCGGCCTGCCGCATGTGCGCGTCAGCGATAGTTCCTCGGGTGCGGTCTACGAGGGCCGCTTAGAAGACGTGGCAATTGTGGATGGCGGCGTGCAAATAACCGCGCTGGGCTATAGCCGCAGCCTGGGGGACACGCCCTACACGGCGCTGTGGAGCGATACGAGCGTAAGCGGATGGCGACCCGTGCTTGATACCGAGGTAGCGGGCATGTTTCCGTCCCGCTTTCAGTTCGACACCAACAATCGCCTCTTCATCACGCCGCAAAAGAACAGCACGCAGGGCAACACGCCAATCGTGGGCGCACTGACGTTCGCCGTCCCCTATGGATCGAGTCGCCTGATAAGTGGCATCTCGTTTGATTACACGCTTGTTGCGCCAGCGAACTGGACAGCACAACTGATCAGCCAGACGGAAACGTTTGGATCGCGGGCGGCCGAATGGACGCTCGCCAGCGCCGGCCCAACGCAGACGGGCACGAAATTGAGCCTCCCCGGCACCGCGCGCGCGCGGCTGGAATTTAGCCTGTATTACAACGCGGCGGCGGCGGTTTCTGGCGCTGAGACCGGGGATATTTATCTCAAGATCACCAATCTGCGCATCGTCACCGCCACCACCAACCGCGTGAATACGACGCTGGGCACGAACATCGCGGCCGGCACGCGCACGGTCACGCCCGGCAGTATGACCAATATCTACGTTGGGCAGAGTTTGCAAATCGACCAGGGTAGCGCAACGGTGGGCGAGAGTGTGACCGTCACGGCGATTACGAGCACCACCTTCACCGCCGTGTTCGCGTTCGCGCACGTCACCACGAGCACGGTCAACGCGCATGTGATCTACGCCGATGAGATCGCGCGCGATCTCATCGGCACTATCACGGCCTTGAACAGCGCGCAACTCGAAAGTAGCACGGCGCTCGTGCAGTCGCCGGCTATCGATCTGACCGACGAGGTGTATGAGGACAGATCGCCGAGTGATGTTTTGGATTATCTCACGGGCCTGGGGGACACACAAAGTCGCGCCTGGGAGTGGGGCGTGTTTGGGCAGCAGCTGCTCTCCTTCCGGCCGCAGAGCAGCGCCAGCCGCACCTGGTACACCGACGTGTCGAGTCTCGATGTCACGCGCACGCTCGATCAGCTCTATAACAGCGTGTACGCGGTCTACAGCGATGCGAGTGGGCGTTCACTCCGCACATCCCCCACAGCAGATAGCACCAGCATCGCACGTTACGGCGTGACCAGGCGACAGGCTATCAGCGCGCAGACCACGAGCGCGACCCTGGCGGGGGTGGAAGCAAGCGCCAGCCTATCTGACACGAACGATCCCAGGCCGCGATCGGGGCTGACCTTGACGCAGGTGTTCGACGCTGGCGGCGCGCGCTGGCCGCTGTGGAGTGTGCAGGCGGGCGACACGATTGTGATCCGCAACTTACCGCCGACGCTTTCCACCGCGATTGACCGCATCCGCGTCTTTCGGCTGACCCGCGCCGACTATCATTTCGATGATGACACACTCGACATCGAGCCAGAAACGCCACGCGCCACGCTCGATAGTTTGCTCGCGCGTTTGGCGCTGGGGACATTACCACGATGATGCGCGTGCGACTGCTTTTACTCCTCCTCCTATTCTCCGTGTCCATCGTCCCTAGCCACGCTGCGCCCGAACTGCACCTCTCGGCGTGGACTGTTCGATCTGAGTTTCTGGCAGGTGAGCGCTTCACGATTGCGGCGCGCCTGTTCAACGACGGCGATCAAGCCATCGTCGCCAGCGTACTGATCGAGGACGACGGCACGTTCCTACGGCTGCCCCCGCGCTACGACAAGCCGCCGGCGATATTCCCAAAATCATCAACGCCGTTTCACTTTCATTACCAGGTACTGGAGACGACGCCCAAAGGATTGCACACCTTCACGGTGCATGTGTGGCCGACTGGCGAGACGAAGACGATTACCATTCGCGTGCAGCCGGTTGTCGCTCCGCCTACGGCGTGGCACGGCTATAATCTGTTCTTCCCGGTGCTCCGCGCGTAGGCGTGGCCAGCATCGCTATTCCTGGCGCGGCAGGCCGCGGCGTGTATCGCCAGATCGAGCGAGAGGATGGGGCTGCCCCAACCCCCAACCCCCAACTCCCGACTCCCATCTCCTGCGGTGAGCACACAAACGCCCGCCCCGATCCGCGCGTCGTTTCAGCGCGAAGTCGAGGCGGGCGATGGAGCGGCGAGGCGGGCTAGGCCGGGGCTTGGTAGGGAAACTCGGGGTCGGTTTGGAACAGTCGCGGATCTGCTGGCCGGCCTGCTACGGGCGTAACGTAGGCGGCTGTCGCGGCGATCCCGAGGCGCTTTCGCGCGGCGTCGATCTCGGTTCCGAGGACGCCCGAGTCACCTTTGAGTATAGATCGAATCTCGCCAACGCCCCACCCACTGTAAACCAATAGCTCAATGAGCGCCGTTTTCGTTTTGTCAACCTCCAGCCGATCCATCCACCGATCCGCCGCAGACGGCTCGTCTGTTTGCCTGTCTGTCTGGTCTGTCTGCGCCGTCTGGTCACTTTCGCGTGACATAACGTGCGGATCGGCGGCATAGTCTTCCTGATAATCCTTGACGATCTGCACTGCGATATAGCGCGAGATCGCCGCCCAGGGCGACAGCCCAGCTTGCCGCGCCACGTCCCACGCCCAGCCGCAGGCCGCGAACGCCAGCACGACGCCGACGATCCAAACGAGTTGTTGCAGTGTGAGATCGCCCATGACTTACCTCCTGATCAGCTTTGTCCCACCGATCATAAACCATTCGGGGATGAAGGTCAAGACGAGCGCCCAGAGCGCTGACGCGCCGACGCTGGCCGCGATCTGCTGCGCCAGTGTGGATGCGTTTTCGCCCGGTGTCGTCACGCCTAAAAACGTGGTGCCAACGTCTGAGACGACGATCAGAATCCAGACGATCCAGTACAGCGCCAGCGATTCGCGCTCTCGAACGCGATACGACCAGGGCCGGCGCAATTCAACGAGCGAATAGAGCAGGCCCAGCGGCAGCGCCAGAAATACGCCGCGCCCGATAATCGGCGGCAGCTGATCGGAGAGGCCGAGCCAGGCGAAAAACCAATTGAGCGCCGCATGCCAGCCCAACAGCGTGTAGCGGCATCCGGCGACCCAGAGCAGGAGTCCAAACAGCGCGAGTAGGACGCCGCCAACGCGCACGCCTGGATTGATCGGGGCGCGCGACTGTGTGAGTGGTGCGCTGCGTACCGGGGTCGTTGGTTGCATGATTAGTATCCCCCTTCGACTATGAGTCGATCCCCGTCGACTCGGGTCTGAAATGTCACTGCCTGACTTGTCGTATTCGTGATCTCGAGATCCTGGCTCTCGCCCTCGCTGCCGGCCTGGCCGCCGACGTTCCAGATCGCAACGCTGTTTTCCGGGCCACCGCCCAGATCGCCGACGCCATGATCCTCGAACTGTGGCACAAGCCCCAGCGCCCGCGCGACCTGTGCGTAGCGCGCCGCGAGATTACACCAGTTGCCGCCCGGCACACCCGCGCACGTCACAAACGGGATCGCGACCGGGCTACCCATGCTGGCGTTGAATGAAAATGTCTCACCTGGCCAAATAACAACGTGCTGTAATGCGCCGCCGTTCGCGTCGATCGCGACCTGCACGTTGTAGCCGCAGTCGCCAGCGAGCGAGATCGGATTACTGGCGAACTGTGGCACGCTCAGGGCGGGCGCTGCTGGCGCGGCTGGTGGCGCTGGCGCGGCCTCGATCTGGTACTGCGGCCAGCCCACGCCGCCGCTGTAATGGCTCGCCGCCCAGGGAGACGCCCAGAGCGCCGTTTTGAACGCCTCTGGGTCGTTCGCCAGAAGTGCAGCCCGAACATCCGCAAAATTGCCTTGACCCAGCGTGGCGGCGTTCGCGGCTATGCCGTCCTCCATCGTCGGATACGCCCCCACGCCACATGCACCATCGCCATTGATCGCACGCGCCTGTCCAAATCCGCACATGGTCGTGTTCCAGGGATTGTTGCGGCTCATCGCGTCACTACCGCCATCCTCCGCTAATGACCAGTCCACGACCTCGCTCAGGATCGCCGCGCTCGGCTGCGGATTGCCAATAGCCGACAGGAGCGCGAGTGCGGCTTGCTCGCGATCTGTCGTGACGAAGAGCACCTGCTCTGCTGCTGGCGCGGCCTGGGCGGGCACCGCGGCCCGGTGGGCGCGACGATCCTTGACGTAGATCGTCGCGCCGGCCAGCAAGACCGAAAAGAGCATAGGCAGAATGTAGCGGGTCATCTTACTGCACCATCAGCTGCAAATGTGCGTATTCTTCAAGGAGCACATCGGCAAGCGCTGTGTCGCCCGCATCCATCGCTGCGTTCCACATTGCGGTGACAACTTCGATCTCTTTAACAAGATCGTCCACTCTGGCCGGCCACGGCTGATAGTCGTCAATCCCCCACGGCTGCGGCGTTGCGGGTAATACCTCATCGGGGTCGTACCACACTTCATCTGTGACCGGCTGACGAGCGAACGCCAGGGCGGCGACAATCAGCACGCCGATAATAATAAGTATTGTCATCACTGCACCGGCGTGGGCTTATACAGCCCGCTTGCGCACGTCGCCGGGTTGGCGCGCGGCACACTGCACAGATCGCGGTGCATCTCCGCCTCGGCGTCCTGCTTCGACACATCGGGCGGGCGCGAGAGCGCGTCGGCGTTGGCGGTTGCGCGCTGGGCCGCGAGCTGCTGATCGGCCGCTACGCCACCTTCCTGCTCGGCCAAACTGAGCGACTGCTGCATCTGCGCTTGCTGTGCCTGATCGATGATCGGCTTGCCGGCAGAGTTGAGCGGTAGCGGCGCGGGCGTGCTGGCAAGTTCGCCTGCCTGCACCGCCGCGTCGTACTGCGCGTCAACCGTCGCCTGATTCTGCGCCATGCCAGGGATCGGGGCGGCGCTATTTACGCCACTGGCGGGCGCTGCGGCGGCCGGAGCGCGGCGAACGGCAGCGGGCGGGGCCTGGTTGCCGATTGCGCCGCCTGGGGCCGCTGGCGGCGTCGTGCCGGCGATAGGCAGGAGATCGGGCGCGAGATAGGCCAGGAACGCGACGACGGCGATCAGCATGATGATTGCCATCGTCCATGCGGGCGCGTTCGACGCGCGGGTGTAGCGCGGTTCGCGCCGATAGTTGTGGTGACGTGCCATGATTGTAGCTCTCCTGTTCGTATTGAGCAGCATGCTACAATTCGCATGCTGCATTGCTCACTCCAATGCAGTTCAGCACTGCCCCGCGTCGTCGCCTTCAACGTCGGCGCGGGGCGCTGGTGTCTCTAGTCCTCCGCCTCTCCTTTCTCAATAATCACGAGCAGCTGCCGTGCGCGCCGCTCTGCCTGTTCGATCTGATCGGTGATCAGATCCGTGCGGATGCTGCTTAACAACGTCATGGCCTGTGCGTGCGCGCCGGGGGTGAGACGCCGGGGCGCGGCTGGGTGAAGCTCCGCGCGGTGCAGAGATAGCCCCACGGCCTCGCTATCCAGCCATTTGAGCGCATGCCCGTAATACATCGGGTCGATCTGCTCGATGTCCTCTCCCGGCCAGAACAACGTCACGCGATCGTCCGTTTCCCACGTTAGCTCTAGCCCGAGCGCTTTGGCCTTTTCGCGGATCGCCGCCTGATAGGCTGCGTCGTCCCAATCAATCGGGGCGATCTCGGCGGCTTCCGGCGGTGCCATTTCGGCTTGCTCTGCCTGAGCTTCTAGCGCTTCAAGCTCTTTGAGTCGCGTTTGGCGCGCCACATACTGATCAACATCATCGAACTGCACGAGCACGCGCGCCACCTGCAAGGCCATCTGCGGCTGCATGGCGCCATCGGGTGCGACTGTTGACCAATCGAGCTGAGATAGCTGATCGAGGGCCTGCTCGACTCGCGACTCATACATAAACTGCGCGATCCGCTTGCCGCTCGGAATGTGGGTGATCGCGTAGCGCCCGCCCGTCGTCAGCGACGTGTGCCAGGCCAGCACGCCGTTTGCGCGTGTGGGGACGATCTCGCGCGGGCCTTGATTGGTTTGAACAGTGATCGTCTCTCCGGATCCGCTCGCCGCTTCTGGCGATCCCGCCGTCGGCGGGACAGGTGCTGCAGGCGCCTGCTGCCGAGCGTGGTAACACGATCCGCACTCATTGAGTTCGCCCCAGATGCCATTCACGATCACTTCACCGCACGTTGGGCACGTCAGGCGCGTGGGCGCGACTTCGGGAGGGCTCGGTTTTTGTCGTTTGGCGATCTCCGCTCGCGCCTGCTCAACGGCCTGTGCGTAGGGCGCAGCTGGGTTTGTCCAGCCGTTCATCTCTCCGCTATAGCCAGTCGCCTGATACCATGCGCCGTGCTTGACGAGTTGCACGCCAGCAGCCTTGAGATCGGCGGGGGTGTCGGTACTCAAATCGGGCGTCAACGCCCGTTTTGCCTCGCGCACATCTTGGAGGGTGGGCGGCGTCTCGCGTGCCAACACCTCCTCACGCACTTCTTTCGGGGCCGGCAGCAACTCGCGTGCAACGGCCTCGGAGAGAAAGCCGTTAACAATCCGATCAGCGAACATCGGATCGCGCTGCGCCTCTTCGTGAATGCGAATCTGCGCCCGCGCGCGGCTCTCATCCAGGCCAATCGCCTCTAGGAAGATCGCCCACTCGCCATGCTGGGCTTCTTGCCGCGCCTCACTGAGCCAGCGCGCGGCCTCCAGAAGTGACATGCCGCTCTGTCGGCGCGCGCCCAGATAGTTACGCGCAATGTCCTGGAGGCGCTCAGGCAATGCGCCAGCGCGGGCTGGCAGTTCAGGCGCGGTGACGGCGGTGCTGAGGCCGTAAGGCTGCCCACGCTGCGCGTAGCGGTCTAGGACGGGGTTTGGTTTCGCGGCCATCGTTCCCTCACTTCTTCAGCTAAGGCGCGGTATGCCCGCGCGCCGGCACTCTCAGGCGCGTAGATCGTGATGGGCTGCCCAGCGGCGGGCGCTTCGATGATTTTCACGTTATGCGGGATCGTGGAGTGGAATACCAGATCACCGTAGCGCGCCCGCGCGGCCTGCTCGATCGCCGCGTTCACATTCGTGCGACCAACCATTGTGACGACGATCCCGCCGATCTCGAGATTCGTATTCATCTGCCGGATCATGAGAATGGTCGACTCCATCTGCGCCATCTGATCCATTGCGAACACATGGGCCTGGAGCGGGACGAGCAGCACATCGGTTGCGACCAGCGCGTTGACCGTGAATAGCCCCAGCCCCGGCGGACTGTCGATCAGGATATAGTCATACTCGCCTCTGAGCGAGGCGAGCGCGGTTCTGAGCAGCAGCTCACGCCCAAAGCGGCCCGCGAATGACAGCTCTGCGCCAGCGAGCGCCAGTGTGGCCGGAATGAGATCGACGCCGTATTCCGTGCGAATGATCGCCCGCGCGGCGGTGGCCGGGTTGATCATCACCTCGTAGATTGTGGCGTCGATCTGGGTGGGGTCAATGCCCAACCCCTCAGTGAGTGAGGCTTGCGGATCGAGGTCGCAGATGAGCACCTTCGCGCCCGTGCGCGCCAGCTCGGCACCGAGTGCTAAGGTGGTGGTGGTTTTGCCGACGCCGCCCTTTTGCATGGCGGTGGCGATGATGGTACACATTGTTTGGTTCCTTTGCTAGAATAGCTTCACGCGGGGTTGGCGCTCGGTTCCGGCGCCGGCGAGGGTAACAGCCTCGCAAACCCCGCTAGTCTTCGTCTTCGTCCTCGCCGCGATCATCCTCTTCATCGTCAGCCTGCCATTCGCCGCGCCGTTCTTCATCGCTCAACTCAGCAGCCACGGGCGGCGCTTCAGTGGGCTTGGGCGGCAGCGCGGCTTCAAGCCGGCTCAGATCGCCATCGGAGCAGTCGAGCAGGCCGTAGCCGCGCTCCTGCACAACTTCTGCGGCGATGCGCAGCGCGTGCTCATAGCGCAGCTTGCGGGCATCGCCAATACTATTACTGGCATGTGTCAGGCGCTGGGCGTAACTATCGCGATCTGGGTTCACATTGTTCGGCAAGATGATCACGTACTGCGGCGGCTCCTTTTCGCCCCGGTGATCCCACTGATTCCAGTAGGTCTGCATCACCTGGTAGCGCGGCTCGCCGCTCCATTTGGCCGCTTTGCCATTCGCCTCTAAGGCCAAGTCGATCTGTTCGCGCACCGCGTTTTTGGCCTGCGTCCACAGCTCAGCTTCGGCGGCTTCCGCATCCTCGCCATCGTTCAGCACGGCGGTGATCGTCAGTGCCGGCTTGACGTTCGAGTATTCCGGCAGGCTCTGCGTCTCGCCATACGAGACGGTGATCTGGGTGATCTGCATCGTTATTCCTTTCATTCACCTTCATGCCGCGCGGGGTCATGATCGAACGCTTCGATACACGACTCGCGGCTCATCCGCATGTTCTCTTTCGGGTAGCCGTGGCATACATCACGGATCGGTGCATCGCTTTCCAGGCAGCGATCGCAGAGCACTGCTACCGCGCCGTTGGTCGGGAGACCACAGACAAAGCAGCCCCAGCCCGTTCCCGGCACAGGCGCGCGTACCGGCAGCATGACGATGTTGCGCACGGTGGCGCCAGCCTTGCGGCAAGCGCAGCACGCGCCCAGGTCGATCGGATCGTCGTTCATGACAGCTCCTCTTGCTCCAGCATCGCCGCTTCCGACGATCCCACCAGGTAGCGCTCGTCGACCTCGTCATTTGCAGCGGTGCGCCCGTCGGGTGTATCGCCACTTGCGCCGATACCGCCGGCGCTCTCGCCATTCCCGCCGATGCTCGACCGCAGCTCGGCCACCGCCTCCATCAGGCACAGCCGCTCCAGGCTATCCATCCTGGCGAGCCTGGCCGTCCAGCGCTGCTTTTTGCGCTTGATCCGCTCGCGCTCGCGGAAGTTCGATCCCAGATAGCGGTAGTCGTGCAGCTCCAGCGGTTCGGGATAGTTTATCCAGAGCCATTCTTCTTTGCGATTGTTTGCGCGATCGGTCGTCCAGAACTGGGATGCGCGCCAGCCGGCCAGCTCCAGCTCATAGAGCGCGCTCCAATACCCGCTGATCGCGACCATGCACGGCAACTTGCGCAGCGCGGTCAAGAGCGCCCGGTGCTGCTCGATCTCGCCAAACTCATGGCGGTAGATCGGCCGCTGCGTAGAGCGGGTGCTGAAGAGATACGGCGGATCGCAATAGACGAACGTGCTGGCGTCGATCTGGCGCTGCTTGCGGAGCATACTCAGCGCTTCGAGCGCATCGCCACAAATGATGGCGAGATCTCGAGTGTCGCGCCAGAACGTTTGGATCACCTCGCGGTCGATCTCCACGCCGATCCGCGTCTCGGCCGGCCGAATGGCGCGCGTGACGGCGCAGTTGCCGAGAAAGAGACTGATCCAGCGCCGGTGCGGCGGAATCTGGTTGATGATCCACTGCGCCACACCCGCGCCGCCCTTGCCGCCGTCGTAGCTCATTGTTCCGGATCCTCTCGCTATAAATGGCGATGGCTGCCGGTGCGCATCGTCGGATTGGGCGGTGGCCGCGGGCATCGCCTAAAAACCAGCGGGGCGCGCACTCGACGACACAGCGTTCGTATTCGGGGATCAGGTTCTCGGCCAGTGTATAACCTCGGTACCGTGCCATTTCGGCAAAGCGGCTGAACTGCTGGCACGGCGGCCCACCGATCACGCCGTCGAAGCGGCCCTTTGGCGGATGGAAGCGCTTCACATCGCCGCCCCACAGCACATCCGGCCCACGCACCACGCAGAAGCCTTGTTCTTCAAAGGCCATATCGAGCAGCCCGATGCCGGGGAAGAGTGAAAGGACGAGATCAGGCATAGTCGTTCGCTTTCCGCTGCGATGCTACAAGCTCTTGGTAGGTATCCAGCGCGCAGCCCTCGTGATGTGTGTAATAGCCGGTCTGGAGCGTGATTACTTCTGTTTGATGGCAGATCGGGCAGTAGCCGTCACGCGCAATGCAGGCCAGCAGAGCATCAACCATAGACTGCGCAAGGAGCAGCATCGCATCCTGATATCCGATGGTCGTATTGAGCTCGCCGATCTGGCGTGAAAGATCGGCATTCGCGTGCATCAGCGCATCGGCGCTGGCGATCTCTTCGCTCATGTCTTCTTCGCTTTCTCGCGAGCCTTGCGCGCTGGCTTCCTGCTCATCTGCGTGCCGAACTTGGGTGCGCGTCCGGCGCTGATAAGCATCTGATCGAGTTTGGCGAGCTTGCCGACGGTCACACGCTGTTTGTTTGCGCGCTGGAGCGCTTTGATCTCGGCCCACTTTTCTGGCTTCATGCGCTGCTGACCTCCGATCCGCGTGCCTTCTCGCGGGCCTTGCGAAACTGATCGAGCAACTGCGCCGCGCGGCGTTCATCCAGGCCAATCTCATCGCGCGCAAAGGCCATCAGCACCGCGTCGCTCTCGCTGGCGTCGGCGGCCTCTAGGAGCCATAGCCCGATTTCGCGCGCCTTGGCCGGACTGAACTGCGCCGGGCTCGTGTCCAGCGATAGTTCGACATACGGCTTTTGCGTCGCATAGCCGAACGTGCTGGCGATACTCACCTGGCCCATGCGTTGGTCACGCTTGACGATCACATCCATCACGGCATGGCCGATCATCTGCCAGGAATCGCGCTCGGCAGGAGAGAGCTGTTCGTAGCTGGGCAGCTCGCCCGTCTCGCGCTGCCATTGCGTGTACGCCGCCTTGCCCAGTCGATTCCGCAACTGCGCGGCGTGGTCGATCTGGGCGGGCGGCGGGGTTCGTCCTTTACTCATAGTTCCTCACTCCAGTAGCGCACCTTCTTGCCCAGCTGCTGCGCATAGGCCAGTTCGCGCGCCGTGCTCTCGCCGATGTATTTGTCCTGGTCTAAAATCAGCACCTCGTCGCACAACTCGATCTTGCGCATGTGCAGCTCGTCGAGCATCGTTTTGATGCGATCGTATTCGGCCTTTGGGAGATTGCCGAAATGCTCGTCATCGGTGCCACTGGCCGCGCCGATCGAGAGCACGATCCGCCCGGCCATCGTCTCGCGTAGGCCCGCCCGCTGGAAGGTGCGCCAGAAGCGCGTGCTGCCACACAGACAGACGATGGTAGGCAGCTGCGGAGCGTTGCCCGCCACAAGCGCCGCAGCCATCTCTATGGCCCGCTCGCTGCCAACATCCGTCTCCGAGTCGTAGTAGAGATATGCCTGAATAGCTTCTGTGGCTATTTTGTACATTTCGGCGGCAGTGATCACTCTGCCGTCTCCTCTCGCCAGCGCCACGCGATATAGCGCCACGGCATGCCCTCGCGCTCGATTGTCCCTTGCCCCTCCTGGGGAAAGCGCACCGCGTCCCACGGCACACCGCAATCGCGCTTGAACGTCTCGATCTCGGTTGCGCCGAGCGGCTTCTTACTCCGGCTAATCGTCAGCGTCGTAATGCCGTCTTGCACCCTAACGGCGATCCGTGCGCCCTTGCCCAGCGTCTGCGCGCGATCCTGGCCGGTTTCCCACGCGCGGCGGTGCAGCTCCAGGTAGATGTTTGCGAGGCTCACAATTCCCCCTCTCCCCGATCCCACGGATCGAGCTGATGCGCGATCGGTCGCAAATCCGCGCCGGCCATCTCGATCAGCTGGAACCGGCTATCGCCCATCCGGCTGCGTAGAAAGGGCGGCAGCCGGGATGCACCATCAGCGTTGTAGCCGATGATCGTGCCGAGCTGGTGGCGATCTGCATAGCGCGCCAGAAAAATCGCCTCTAAAACCTCATCCACAAATTCGCTCTCGCGAATTTTGTCTAGCTCATCCACCGCCAAAATCGGCGCCTGTACGACCCGGCGCAGGATCGACGCATAGGCGTGATCGTCCTCCCTGAGCGCCGTGCGCAGTAGAGAGAGCAGATCGGGCATCACGATATAGCGCCCGAATACGCCGCGATCAGCCAGGTGGTTGAGGCAGGCATAGATCAGCATCGTCTTTCCCACGCCATAGCCGCCGACGAAGGTAAGCCAACCGCGCGGCCGGCTCACGAAGGCCCGCGCGGCTTTGAGCGCGGAGAGCTGATCTTTCAGCTGCTTCAGCCGCCCACCGCGCCAGCGCACACCGTCTGCCTCATTCGGTAAATTGCGCCAGCGTGCCGCCCGCACTATTCCTGCCTGGCATGAACATGGCACGAGGGCCAACTGTCGATCCCCTATGTCGTGCATATCCAAAATCACCAGCTGCTCTGCTCGGGCGCGCTCCAGCGTTTCGAGTTGCGCGCCAAGCCCCGTACAGCTACAGATCGTCGCAGTCGAGTGGGATGGCTTCGGCAAGGATCGCGGCGTAGACAGCGGGATCGACGTGGCCTGTCCCGGCAGGTCGCCCACGCGTGCCAGATCGTTCAGTATGTCGCCCACGCTGGGCATCGTTTCGGCGGTGCGATCGGGCGGGCGGCGGCTGGACATGACTGGCCTCCTCTGGCGCTATAACGCGCTGACCATCACGCCAGCGAGCGACGGTAAAAAAGAACGGCGATCGGGCGAAGGCTTCGGCAAGTTTCAGATCGGCCTCAAAATCAGCGAGTGTGCCGAGCGGAGATCGAGCGATCCGCTGCGCGAGTGCGCGGCTCATTCCCGGTTGGATCATCAGTCGCTCAAAGAGCGGGCACGCCAACTCCTTCTCCTGAGTCTGAATCTTCGGAGTCTCTTTAGGATGATCCCTCTCTGATCGCGAGTCTGCCGCTTTGGGCTGCTCTGGATCGGTGCTTGCTGAGGGATCATGGAAAAATGATCCCCCCTGCGCCGCATCCTGCTGCCCTCCATGGGGGATCATGGAGGGATCATTTTCGCCGCCAAAAAAACTCAGCTGGATAATCTCCGGCAGGCGCACCGACGGAGCATCGATCCGCTCGGGTGTGACAAGGAGTGTCACGCTGTAGCCGCCACTGGGCAGTCGCTCGCGCGTGATGAAGCGGTAGGTCTGGGCGTTGGCGTTCAAGCACCCATAGGCCCAGCGGCCCATCGTCGGCGCTTCTCCACTCAGCCAGCGCATAATCTGGCTGACTTCGCCTTCAGAACCGAACTTGACGCCGAGCTGAATCTGCTTATTCGAGATCGCTTGCGCCTGGCCGGGCGTGAGCTGGCGTTGCAGGTGGCGCAGCACGTAGTAGACGCGGCGCGGCACCCAGGTCGTTGCGCGGGTGCGTGATTTGTGATAAGATGGCATAGGTATACTCCATTTGGAAAGCAACGGCGAGGCAATGCGTTCGCGGCGCGCCTCGCCGTTTTGCGTGTACGGTGTGTTTGCCGGCGTCATGGCCGGCGCGGGCGGGCGGGTCAAGGCCACAGGGATACTGACAACATGGTCAGCTATTCCGAACGAATCCGAAGTCGATTGCCAGGCGACAGGCCGGGCAGCGCCGATCCGTGTCGCGACAGGAGTAAAAGAGTTCGCCGCACTTCGGGCAGCAGCGTGGCGCAGCGACGATGCACTGTCGGCGTGCGACCGCAATCCACTGCGCGAGATCGTGCGCGGCCTTCTTACGCTTGCATTCGCCGCCGCTGTGGCTCATGGCTGGCCTCGCAGTGGCGCGGTCTCCAGCACATGGCGCTCGGCATAGGCGCGCAGCCACTCGGGGATCGCCTCGGGACCGGGATAAGCGTAGCGGGCGCGCCATGCGGCCTGCGTCGTCTCGCGACTGGTAAACCAGTCGATTGCGACCGCGTTGATCAATTCGACCAGCTCATCAGGAACGAGCGATGTGCAGTATGCGCCGGCCGCAAACCCAGCCTCGTAACTAGCACGCAGCCGGTCGCGCTCCTCTGGTGAGAGTTCGTCGTATTGCATCAGTCGCCTCCACTCGGCAGCGGCGCAATCCCGTGCGCGATCTGCCGCCGCCGCGCGTGTTCGTCGGGTGCCGAGACCAGGCGCGGCGGGCCGTCGATCTGGAACACGAGTTCGGCCCGGCGCTTGGGCCAGAGCTGATCCAGCTCGGCGCGGATGTCGGCAAAGCGCGCCTGCTCCGCCTCGGTTAGAAAGTCGTCTTTAGAGAGCAGTGCGCCGGCGGCATCGTACAATTCAACGATGCGCGTAAACGTTGTGGTAGAATGAGCCACAGATTCACTCCTTTCGAGGATGATGGGGCGGAGAGTCAACACCACTCTCCGCCCTGTTTTGCTACCAATTAGCTCACCATTTCATAACGCCTCCTTGGTTGACCACCTCCAAGCGAGCCACGGCCCGCGCGGCTGGCGTCGATCCGTGTCGATCAGCGCCAAGCGCCCGAGTCGTCGCGTCCCCGCTCAGGCCGCGCCGCCGCCCGGAGGGGTTCGGCGGATCGTCCGTCGCAGGGGTTGTGTAGGAGGTTGACGTTGGACGTAGGAACCAAAACAGGGGTAGAGACCCGACTGGCCGAGTCGCCAGTCATCACCGGCACGCTGGAGAGTTTCGGTGCAGCACTCGCCGGGCGAAAGACCAGGGAGCGCACGATTACGACCTACTGCAAGGTCGTGCGCCGCTTTGCGGAATGGCTTGGGCCAGAGTCGACCATCGCCGATGTGTCGGCTGATAGCATCGGGCGCTACCAGATCGAGCGTGCCAAACTCGCGCCGGCCACGATAGCGAAGGATTTGAGCGCGATCCGCGCGTACTCGCGCTGGTGTATCCGCGCGAAGCTCAGGATGGACGATCCCACCTTAGAGCTGGAATGGCCCAAGAAGATCGAGCCGATCCCACGCTGCCTGAAAGCCCGCGAGTTGCGGCTGCTCGATCAGATACTCAATTCGCCACTGCCCATCCTCGACGTGAAAAAGCGCCACAAACGCCAGCGCGAGCAGCGCACGGTGCTGCTGATGCTCTACGCCGGTCTTCGATTGTCCGAGGTGCCGGAGCTGGACTGGAAGGATGTCGATCTCGACGCGCTGACGCTGATCGTCAGAGACGGCAAGGGCGGGCGGGATCGGGCGCTGCCGATCCATCCGCGCCTGGCGAGTGATCTGGCGCAGACGCCGGAGGACAAACAGAAAGGCGCGGTGGCGGGCCACCTAAATGGCAGGAAGATCAGCCATAAGAGCGTGCCGCATGTGTTTGACCGCTGGCTAAAAGACGCGGGGCTGGACATCTCAGCGCACCAGCTGCGCCACACCTTCGCCACGCAACTGCTCTGGGCTGGCCGCGATCTGCGGACGATCCAAAGGCTCTTGGGGCATGCGAGCCTCAGTACCACTGAGCGCTATCTCTCCGTGGAGATGGAGCAGAAGCGGCAAGCGGTGGATTCCCTGCCGGATCATTGGTAGGGGTGCTCTTCCCTGTTCCCCAGCCAAAACACCCTGAACCCTGTGGAGTGGGAACGTCGGTTCCCGCCCCAGAAGTTCCTGATTACAATGCGATCCTCGGTTAAAAGAATCGGGGATCGTCTGATTCTCGCGCCACCCCGCTTGTGGTTGCCCACAAACGGAGCGACCCATGCAGCTACTACGATCCATCACAGCGTTCATTGCAGGCATCTGGCAACGTGGCTGCTTGGGCAAAGGAATCGTGATCTTCGTCGCACTCATTGTGCTAGGGATGTGCGGCTCGATCCTGGGCGGCGGCAACCGCACGCCGGCGACATCATCACAACCGACGATAGCGCCGGCGATTGCTGCACCAGCTACCACCGCGCCGGAACCGACCGCAGCGCCCGTAGCGCCAACCGAGCAGCCAACGACCGAAGTACTGGCGACACTCGCGACCGAAGGGCCATCGGCAGAACCGACGATTGCAGCTGCGCCAACCGATACACCAGCACCGCCCGCGCGGGCCACGCTTGCGCCGGAGCCGACAAAGGCACCAGTTGCAAGCAGCGGTGTTGCGCCGAGTGGCAGTGACTGCCCAGCTGATCACCCAATCAAGGGCAACGTTCGGGATCGGAACCCGAATAAGGGCGAAAAGATTTACCACGTTCCAGGCGATAACGGCTATGCCCAGACAAAGCCGGAAGAATGTTTCGCGACCACAGCCGAAGCCGAGGCCGCCGGGTATCGCCCGGTTAAGAAATAGTCCGTTCTTACGTTGTATAGCAAGAACGTTCGATTACAATGTTGTCATACGCCGCTCGTCACGATTGGTTTCGTGGGCGGCAGACATTTTCAGTTGTCAAGGTGCTGATCAAGCGAACGCGAGAGAGGCACAGGACATAGCGGTTCACTGAACTTCTTGGCAGGGGGACAGCGAACCGAAGCAAATACGAACGCCCATGTTAGCGCGCTGGATAAGGTAGCTGCGCCGGCATGGGCGTTCGTATGTCTTTCGGATTATACCCCTCCGACGCGCCCGCGTCACTCCCGGCTTTTAGAAACGCCTCAAGTGCCTGGCGTGTAATCCGCCGACGCGCACCGAGGCGTACCCATGCCAAACCGCGATTCTTCATCCAATCGTACACGGTCGGTTTCGTGACCTCAAAGAGATCCGCCACCTCTTGGATCGTGTAGAAATCCTTCTCAAGTTTCATCGACTAAACCTCCTCGTGTATTGCTCGGAAATCAGCATACGCTCTTTTACAGTTTTTGTCAATACCCAAAATTGCCTATTGACAAAAACTGTAAAGTAACGTATAATATCATTAAGTTCGATAAAGACAACGCACGCGGAGCACTCCAATGACAACGCAGCAGCTGAACACCATCGCCCACATCAACGCCCAGCTCGAAGGCCAGCGCGAGCAGGCCGAGCTGAACAGCCGGCCCGTGCTCACCCTCAAGGCGCAGGCGCAGAACCTGTACTACGCGATGATGGCAGCGAAAGCGGCCGGGCGGTTAGACGACGCGAAGGCGCTGGCGAACGAACTCCGGCCGCTGCTGAGCTACTTAGACTAGAGGAGACGACCATGCAGACACTCTACCACCCCTCCGACCTGCCCATTCCGCCCATGCTGAGTATCCTCGCTCGCGCGGCCGAGTGGCGCGCATCCTTCGTGCGGATCGGCGACGCGGCGGCCGTTCGCCAGATCGACCGGCTCATCGTCTCAGTGGCGTGTAATGTGCGGATGGCATGGGATCGGGGCGTGCTCCTGGTTGAGTCGCTCAACACGCCTGGAAACGTCTACCGCGTGCGCTGCGGGCAGTGTACGTGCAAGGCAGTGAAGCCCTGCTGGCACAACGCGCTCTATGAGCTGCTGCTCGATATGCAGCAGACGCTTGACGAGACCGCTGATCAAGAAGCGGATATGTATGCCGAGGCGGCTTAACATGTGGCCCTGGAACGCCGCTACGCGTGGAACTGTCTATTTGTTCCACTTCAACGCGCCGATGGGCAACCTGAGTAACCCGCGCGCCCAGGCCCAGCATTACCTGGGTTTTACGGACGATCTGGACACGCGGATCGCCAAGCACCTGGCCGGGCGCGGCGCCAAGATTGTGGCGGCGGCGCTCTCGAAGGGACTGATCTTCGAGCTCTACCACTGGCCTGCCTGCCTCGCCACTGAGAAGCTGATCAAGAAGACCAAGAAGACCAGCCTCTACTGTCCGGCCTGTTGCGCGGCTGCGCATCGCAAGGTGCGCCCGCTGCCCACGCCGCCGCAGGTAGAGCACCTCGCACTCGATCTAGAGGAGCTACCCGCAATCGAGCTCGGTCGCGCCGACTGGCTCGAGATCAAGATCAGTCAGGAGTGGCGCTCGTTGCGCATTCCCACGCCAGCCGGGCTGGACGATGATTTACTGTGATAACTCACTGGGCGCACTGTCGCCGGCGCTAGTTGAAGGATAGCGCCGGCCGCGCCCACCTTTGGTATACTTTTATCAATCACGAAAGCGAGCGAGACGATGAGCGAACTGAGCGAACCGTGCATCCCGTCGACTCAAGTCGAGATCGGCGGCTTCACCTGGACGATCTACGCGACGACCAATGCCGAGACGATTGACCAGATCGTCAAGGTCACAAAGGCATTGCAACGGCGCGGCTACAGCGCGCCCAAGCGGGCAGTGTTCGGCGGCTCAAAGCCCGCTGCCAAGCCCTTGACGCAGCCGCTGTACCGCGATGATGGTGTGCCGTGCTGCCCGTTGCACACCAACCGCAATGGGCAGCCCTCACCCGTGCGCTGGGTAGAGCCGAGCAATGGGCGGCCGGGCTTCTGGGGCTGCCCCAGCGCCGCCCAGCAGGTCGCTGGCGAGACGATCAATGCGCGTGGGTATTGCGATCTTAGATTCGATCTGCCGGCGCCGGCAGAGACGCCGACGAATGGGAGGCACTAAGATGCTCTATCTCTTCGACCTGGATAGCACCCTGATTGCTGGCTACATGGATCGGCCCGACAAGGCGTATGCGCCGGTCGATCTGCTGCCCGGCCGCGCTGAGCGACTGGCGCAGCTGCGGTCACGCGGCGACGATGTTGCGATTATCAGCAACCAGGGCGCTGTTGCGTTCGGCTTCGTGACAGAGCAGGATGTCATCGCCAAACTGGCGCTTGTCGCTAAAGCGCTGGGTTTCGCCTCGATCTGGCTGTTCGATGGCGGCACACACATGCGGATCGGCTGGGAAGCGCCCGCGCTGGCATGCCACGTCTGCTACAGCGACAGCCGGAGCAAAAACGCGCAATATCGCCGGCCTGACGATGTGGCGCGGCGCAAGCCCTCGGGGCAGATGATTAGAGAGGCGATGGCCGAATCGCCCGAGGCGGCCAGCTTAGGCGTGTTGTTCGTGGGAGATCGGGAGGAAGATTACGAGGCCGCGAAGGATGCAGGCGTGCCGTTCCAGTGGGCGCATGTGTTCTTTTGGGACGATCTTGACGCAGCAGAACGAGCGTGCTAGACTAGCTCCATTCTGCTCGCCTTGCGAGTTTGTGGCACACGAAGGCCGCTGATCAGCACTCACTTGATCAGCGGCCTTCGTGTATCTGTCTACTGAACGCAGCACCCGCCGAAATTCGCACATTCGCAATTCGCTCGAGCTGCAATCGTCTGATCTGACGATGACTGACGGCGGCATCCTATCGTTCGATCTGGCGATAGCGGCCACGCTCGCCAAGAATAGCGATCCCGCCGTCGGCGGGACAGGTGCTCCAGCTCACGCCGCCGCCGTCTCGTTTTCACCCGCGCGCTTCCAGCTCGATCACCTTCTGTTCCAGCGCCGTGACACGCTCGGCCAGCTCCGCATTGCGCGCGGTCAGCATCGCCCGATCTGCGTGGCTCACCGCGCGCGCCAGCGCTAAGGCCAGGATCGACGCCTCAGCCAGGCCCAGCCGCGCCGCCTGCTGACCCTGCTCCGCCTGCACAATCTCGGCCTGGTCTAGGAGCATGGACTGGTTGTGCTCGCTCACAATCGCGTCGGTGCGCCGATCGGCGTGCGCGGCGTCGGCGCCTGCGCGCGCTTGCCGCAGGGCTCGGAGCATCGGCACCAGTTGCTCTGCACTGCCGCTTGACGCCGCATTCACCAGCGCATCGGCCAGGTGCATCCAGCCCAGCGTCTCGGCCTCGACATCGCCCGCGTCCTGCGCGCGGATAACCTCTTTCCGCGCTTCCCCCAGCTCCCAATGCACGCCGCCCTCTGGCTTCTCTGACATATGCGCCGCCTTTTTGCGGGACATTGTAGCACGTTCTCTAGTCGCCCACCTGCCGCACCTTCAGTGCCTCGATCTCGTTCGCTAAGGCGTACATCGTCGCGCTGATCTGTCCGATCACGCCTTCGTCTAAAAACGCGTCCTCCAGTTGGTGGATGCGATCTGACAGCCGATCTACGTCAAGCTGCACTTCGCGTAGCCGTTCGCCGCGCGTCTTCGCTAGGGTTTCGACCTTGCGATCCAAGGCAACTACCGCGCCGGCGGCCATGACTGTCGCGCCCGAAAGCGTTGACGCCAAGAGATTGCCAAGCGCCTCGCGGAACGCCAGCGCGAGTCCGGGATCGGCGGCCTCCGGCAGCAGCTGCGCCACGACGCGCGCCAAGGCATCAGCGGCCAGTGTCAGCTCGGATGGTTTGTGGTGTGCGCTCATCTTCGCTCCTTTCGACTCCGAAGCCGCGATCCCGCGCGAGGCCCGTTTGAGACATGCGCCGGCGGGATCGCGGCGTCGGACAAACATTCTAGCATAGCCCTACTACACATAACGGAACGTTTATGCTACACTGTACGCGAGACATGCGCCGATGTGAGTCGGTCGTGTCTCGTTTTGCGTTGGGGCCAATGGATGAGGAAACACAGCACTATATTCGAGTCCTTAAAACAAAGCAGGCACGACTCAATGTGCTGGACATCCAAGCTGCCGCACTGGGCAAATACAACGTGCCGCCGCAGATCGAGATGGAGCGGCAGAGTCTGATGGAAGAACTGGGGATGCTGGAACTGGCAATCCAGGCGCCGGCGCGCTCCGAGGTTGGCGATGAGCTTGGGCCGGGCGGGCGCTTCCTGGTCTATTATCAGCAGAATCGCGAGATCAAGCAGAGCATCGCCGCACTCGCAGTTGAATCACGAGAGGGGCGCGCGGTGCAACGCAATTGGATTCTGCTGATTGGATTGGTCGTTATCCTGATTCTGGTGGCGGTGGTCGCACTCGTTACCTATTTGCTGACCAAAGGCGCGCTATGAGCTACCCGATCGACACGACGCCCGAAAGCCCCAACCAATCGAGCCGGAACGGACAGCGGATCGGCATGCTTGTGCTGCACGCCACCGTCGGCAGCTACGAGTCGTCCCTGGCGTGGCTGTGTAATCCCCAGCCCGACCACCCGGAGCTGCGGGTGAGCACGCATTACCTGATCCGAAAAGACGGCTACATCAATCAGCTGGTGCCTGATGCTATGGCTGCATGGCACGCGGGCAGATCGAGCTGGATGGGGATGAACAGTCGGCAGATAGAGGAACGCTCGATCGGTATCGAGCTGGAGAACGACAACGACGGACACGATCCCTATCCACCCGCGCAGTTGGCCGCCGCACATTGGCTGTGTCAGTCGTTGATTGCGCGCTACAATATCGAGCGCGCGGATGTGGTGCGTCATCTCGACATTGCCATTCCCAAAGGCCGCAAGACCGACCCAGCCGGGCTGCCGTGGCCCGCGTTCGCAAACAGTTTGTACATGGACATTCCGAGCGTTGCCGCGCGGGCATTCCGCGTTACGGGACTGCCGATCTATCAGCGCCCAAGTCTTGATGGCCCGCTTGCTGGCCACCTCGTAAGCGGTGACACAGTGCTGATCGATATGATCTATGCGAATGGCGCGGGGCATGACGCCGTGGGGCGCGGCTTTGTGGACATGGACGGACTGGAGGAACCGCATGCCTGAGATCAGCATCGATCAGTTGCGCACGCTGCGCGACATGGCCGATGAGCTTGACCGGCTCGGCTCAATGGAAGATCAGGTCGGTAGCCCTGCCGCCTACTATCTCAAGCAGCTCGATACGGCGCTGCCAGGACTGGCGCAGCGACTCCGGGCGCTGGTGCTGAAAGTGCAGGGGCAAGCGTCGATTGAGGCGCGGTTCTAATGCGCCGCAACCTCGCCATTGCCGTTATTGGTCTGTTAGAGCGCGTAAGGGAGCAATGATGAAAGGCTTAACCGAAGGACGTATTGTCCATTTCGTGCTGCCGGATGGCCCGCACGCAGGTGAGCACCGCCCGGCGATTGTCGTCAAGGTGTGGCGACAGGGCGATGGCACGCCGCCGACAGATGGCTATTCAAACCTCGTGGTATTCGTGGATGGCACGAACGACGGGGCACACTTTGGCGGCTGCATCAGCTGGCAAACATCGGTCAGATTCAGCGAGGAACCAAAGTCGCGCACCTGGCATTGGATCGAGAAAGCCTAATGCGCCGCAATCTCGCCATCGCCGTTATCGTTCTGTTCGCGGTGTGGCTGGCCAGCCTAGCCGTGCTGCTGTTCTTTCTCGCGCAGATCGTCGGCGTGCCCGCGCTCGTGGGTGCGATTGTCGCGCAGATCGGCGTGGCGGCTATCACCGCGGGACTACTCATCGAAACGAACACACGGCGGCCCTGGTCAAACGAGCGCGATCCCTACGCCCAGACGACCGACGAACTACTGCGTAATGCGGTGCTGCTGCCCGATCAGCGGCCCTACGGCCGGCGGGCGAATGATGATCGCAACGTGGTTACGCGCCTGAGCGAGATTTTGGAGGAGGAGGCGGCGAAACACCCGCCGAGCGAGCACACGCCGCCGTGGGCCATCGAGATCGCGACGGAGCACGCGCGCACTGAGGCACCTCAGGAGGAGTTGTGATGGGGAATCCCTGGACAGAAAGCATGCAGGCCGCGCTCCTGCGTGACATCAGTGATATGCTGGGTCAGATCAGCATCTCGCCGCCTATCGCGCGCCCGAAAGTGCAGACGGTCACGCGCTACGGGACAACGTATTGTACCGAATGTGGCCTGGCGATTGCCTACTGCCCTGGACACGCGCCCGCGAGTGCGCCCGCGAAGGATGGCGCGGAGTCGGGGTTAGCGCAGCGGGTGAAGGATTGTCAAAGGAGCAAGTGAGATGCAAATCACTCTGATTGTGCCCGTGATCATTGCGCTGGTTTTCGGCCTGGTCGTGGCGGGCGTTGAGCTGCTCATCGCCGGCAACTCGCCCTTCCCCGTGCGCCAGTGGCTCGCGCGCGCGTGGGTGTATATGTGCTTCTGCTATATCATTTTGTTTGGCGTGATCAAGGTCTAGCATGGCAGAGTACAGCGACCAGGCGACATTACAGGCGGCATTTGACGCGGCGCTGGCCGAGCTGAAGGGCAAAGAGCGCAAGCTGGTGGTTGAGTACCTGCGTGACTTACACCAGCGAAACGCGGCGATCCGCGCCGGCTACAGCGCGCACACCGCCGATGTGCAAGCCTCGCAGATCTTAAGAAAACTTAAGGTGAGGCAAGCGGTCAACGCTGGGCTCGCACTCTATGCGATGCCGGCTGATGAGGTCTTAGCGCGGCTCTCTCAGCAAGCGCGCGGATCGATGGCTGACTTTTTGCGCATTGACGATGAGGAAATTACGCTCACATGGTCGCTCCTCAGCGTGCCGGAGACGAAGGATGGTGAGGCTGATATCGCCGGCGCGGTGATGCAGCTTGCGGCGATGGAGAACGTGAAGCCCACCGATCGCGTGCTCCACACCGCCACCATCAAGCGCCCAATAGCGCGGCTAGATCTACTAGAAGCTGGCCGGCGCGGACTCTTGGGCCTAGTCAAGAAGTACGGACTGGATGACAAGGGCAAGGTGACCATCGAGCTATACGACGCACAGGCGGCGCAGCAGCTGCTCGGCAAGGCGCACCAACTATTTGTCGAGAAAACCGAGTATTCGGGCGCAGTGACAATCAAGGTCGAGTATGGAGCTGACCGTTCGACTTAGACGGCCCCACGCACAGCAGCTGCGCTTTATCGACAGTGCGGCCAAGCGCAAGGTGGTACGAGCCGGGCGGCGCGGCGGCAAAACGGTGGGGGTGGCGATCTATGCGGTTGAAAACTTTCTCTTGGGCCGGCGCATTCTCTATGCCACACCAACCCAGGAGCAGATCGACCGCTTTTGGGAGGAGTGCAAGCGGGCATTGCGTGCGCCAATCGATGCGGATGTGTTCTACAAAAACGAGACGCGCCATGTGATTGAGTTACTCGGCACAGAGCAGCGCATCAGGGCCAAGACCGCATGGGACGCCGATAGTTTGCGCGGCGACTACGCCGACATTCTGATCTTGGATGAGTTTCAGCTGATGCACGAGGATACCTGGGGGGTTGTCGGCGCGCCGATGTTACTCGACAACGATGGAGACGCCGTGTTTATCTATACGCCGCCCAGTCTGCGCACGATGCAGCATAGCCGTGCGACCGATCCGTACCACGCAGCCAAGCTCTACGCACGCGCCAGCCGCGACACGAGTGGACGCTGGGCCGCGTTTCACTTTTCATCGCACGACAATCCACATATCTCGGTTGATGCGCTTGCTGAGATTACTGGCGACATGAGCAACCTGGCCTATCGTCAGGAGATCATGGCCGAGGATATTAAGAACGTGCCGGGCGCGCTGTGGCAGCGCAGCCAGATCGAGGCCGATCGCGTGACGAAAGCGCCGCCACTCTCGCGTATCGTCACTGGGATCGATCCGAGCGCTACGAGTGGCGGTGACGAGGCTGGAGTTATCACCGCCGGCGTGGGGATGTGCGATTGCAAGGTGGCGACGGGTGGTAGTATTGAGTTGCACGCCTTTGTGCTGGATGATGCGAGTGTGCAGGGCAGCCCGCGTGCATGGGCCGCCGCCGGCGTCGCCTCGTATCACAAATTCGACGGCGATCTGCTGGTCGCTGAGGATAACAACGGCGGCGAGATGGTGGAGGTCACGATTTCCACCGTGCCCAACGCGCCGCCTGTCAAGCGGATTCACGCCAGCCGGGGCAAGGTGACGCGCGCCGAGCCGGTCTCGACGCTCTACGAGCAGCATAAGGTGCATCACGTCGGCACTTTTCAGAAGCTCGAAGATGA